AAATACGGAAACAGGCGAACGACTTACTGAAATATTTGACGGCGACAGAATAATTCGGGGTAGTAGCATAGAGGCATTAAAAGAACTTGAATCAGCACCGAAAGGAGAAACATTTACAAAGTTATATCATAAGGTTGTGCCAATGATTGCACATTGCAAATTATCGTCCGCAGAATGGGCGATTTTTTTATACCTTGGTTCAAACTTGCGCTATGTCAGCAATGTTTCAAAATATTATAACGGGAAGCTGATAACAAGAGAAAACCTGCAACGCGACTTGAAATTGCCTGAAATAACTGTAAAGCGTTCGGTTCTCAAGCTTATTAAAGAGGGGTTAATTATTGAAGCCCGAACCATAGAGGGTAAGGTGTTTGTTGTGAATCCCTTTGTCCTGTCTGTTGGGGAAAGAGTAAGCAAGACGGTATATGACCTGTTTAGAAAAAGCAGGTGGGCGAGATGGTAAATAACGACGTTTGGAAGAATCCAGAGGTTATAAAGCTATACAACGAAATACAGGAACTCCAGGAGATCATCGATAAGCGGGTTAAAGAGAATCGGCTTGAGCTATACAACGTCGGCGATAAGATACATAAAAAGCAAATTGCTTTTCATTCGTCAGATAAACGGATAAAGGCTTTTTTTGGCGGCAATAGAGTAGGTAAAACAGTAGCAGGGGCAGTTGAAGCGGTGTGCCATGCATTAGGATATTCACGCTTTAGAAAAATAGAACCATCTTCCGGTTGGGTTGTATCGTTATCAGGTGACGTTCAGAAGGAAGTTGCTCAAAAAGAGATCCTAAAATGGCTACCCAAAAAGGAAATTTCCAATATTATTGTGAGACACGGCAGAAAAGACGATTTAGAAGGTTCGTTAATAGAGAAAATCGTCTTAAAAAACGGCAAATACATCGGATTTAAGACTTGCGAACAGGGCAGAGAAAGCTTTCAGGGCGCTTCTTTGGGTTGGGTATGGTTTGACGAGGAACCGCCATTAGATGTGTATCAAGAATGTCGTATGCGTATCCTTGACACCAAGGGCGATATGTGGTTCACCATGACCCCGTTAAAAGGGTTGACATGGATTTATAACTTGATTTACCTAAACGAACGGAATGACCCCAATGTTGACTACTGGATGGCTGAATGGGAGGACAATCCTTGGCTGTCTTCTGATGAAATCAAGGAATTAGAATCAACAATGACCGAGGAAGAACGAGAAGCCCGACAATTTGGGCGGTTTACCTCTTTGTGCGGCTTTGCGTTCCCGGAATTAAAGAAAGAAATCCATATAAAGCCTATTGAAGCGGTGCCAACATGGTATAAACGGTATGTTTCCCTTGACTATGGTTTTGATAGCCTTGCGGTTTTGTGGTATTGGGTGGACAACTTTGGCTATGCCCGAATTTATAGGGCACTGCGCAAGAAAAACCTGATTATTTCAGATGCAGCGAAGGAAATCCTGAAATTTACTGGTTCAGAAAGAATAGAAGCGTTTTATGCACCGCCTGACCTATGGAATAGACGGCAAGACACCGGCAAGAGTGCGGCAATGATATTTTATGAACACGGAGTACCCTTAATTAAGGTTTCAAACAATCGTGAACAAGGCTGGCTAAATGTCCATGAATGGTTCAAGCCACTTGAAAAACAGGACGAGCAGACCGGCGAGAAGTATAAAACCGCAAGATTGACCATTGATGAAGGGCTAGACCCTGATTTATGGAAACACTTGACTACAATCCAAAAGTCAGAAAAGAACATTAATGATGTTGCAACCGTACCGCATGAAATCACTCACTACCCGGACGCTGTGCGACACTTTTGCGTATCACGTATGGTAGCATCACCTGAGCCAGAGCAAATTAAGCGATACAACTTTAGTTTTGAGAAACCGCAAGAGGCCGACAGCTATTTTGGCGGTGAAGTGACGGAAGATTACTTAGGATTTGGGGGATAAACCATGGAAATAGCAATTATCAGCACAGCACTTGGTATAGTGCTTTTTTTATGCTTTCTATATGCCTTTAAAACAGGCTTACGCCTTGCAAAGATAATCAGCGAAGGTAAAGACATACCCAAGGTTAAAACACCTTTAGAAGCCATTAAAGAGCACAAGATAGACAAGGAACTTGAAAAGAAGGAAAAGGAATTCCAAGACGGTGCGAGAGCCATCCTGGAATATGATCCCGATTCAGTAAAAGAATGAACACCAAACCTTAACGGGTATTGGGTGGCGCTTTTTTTATTGCCTGAAAACGAGGTGAAAGCATGGAAAATACAAAAGCTTGGATTCGATACAGTAATGGGCTTGACTTTCAAAGCAAGAAGAACCTATTGCCAAAAGCTGATAAGAATGAACGGTTTTATGCAGGTAATCACTGGGCAGGGATAAAGACCAACAAACATCCTACCCCTATATTGAATATCACAAAGCGAATTGTTGACTGGAAAGTATCACAAGTCATGTCAGACCTGCTCCAAATGCGTTTTTCGGCTGGATGGGTAAGCGATACTGCCGAAGATGAGCAAAGTCAAACGTACCGAGAGGTTGCCAACTTGCTTACCCAGCATGCCGCTACCTTGTGGGAACGGCTGAAAATGGATGCTATGAATGAAAAGGGTTTGTTGAAAGCAGCTTTGAGCGGCTCCATGGTGTCGTATTGGTATTGGAATGACAAGATCGATGCAGGGGACGGGCAAACAGGTGACATTTTTGGCGAATTAATAAATGGCTGCAATTACTTTCCGGGCGACCCCAACAATCCGGAGATAAATAACGCTTATGAACCCGTTCAACCGTATATAATCCTGTCATTCCGAAAACAGGTTGAGGACATCCGCAGGGAGGCCAAGAAAAACAAGGTTCCAAAAGAGCAGCTTGACCTTATCGTGGCTGATGACGAAACCAGTAAAGAGACAGGCGACATGGCAAAAGATGAGATAGAAAGTGACGATGGTGGCAAGTGTGTTGTCCTTTTACATATGTGGAAGGAACTTGTTGACGTTACCGAACAGATAGAGGAAATGGATCCTGAAACAGGAGAGTTCGTCATTAAAGAAATAGTTGTCGGACAGGAATGGAAAATCTTTGCCGAGATAGCGACCCGAAACGTGGTTATACGCAAGAAATGGGATACTGGATTACACCGTTATCCCGTGGCCTTAATGAATTGGTACGAACGTGAAGGCTCAGCATATGGCGAAGCGGAAGCAACTTCACTTATTCCAAACCAGATCATGATTAACCAGCAGGCGGCCATCCTTGCACTGTGGATAAAGATACACGGTTATCCAAAGGTTTTGTATGACAAGACCCGTATTACACAATGGTCAAATGATGTTACAAGCGCAATCCCGGTAAATGGTGTTGACACCGGCGGGGTTGGTGGTGCGGCGCAATACATGCAGCCGGCACAAATACCGTCAGTTGTAATGAACTTCATGGAATGGTTTATCCAAACCACAAAAGATATGGCCGGGGCGAATGAGTCTGTCTTGGGCGAGGCCAAACCGACCAATACATCAGCCATTATTGTTAATAGTAAAAATGCTGTTGTGCCACTGGCAAGCATTAAAAGGCGATTTTACCAGTATGTTGAGGACATTGGGCTGATATGGGAGGATTTTTTCCTGTCCAAGTATACAGATTACCCGACAAGGGTTATATCCATAAATCGTGAGGGCAAGCAAGATTTCCAGACGCTTGAAACAGCAGTCCTGAAAGAAGTCAAGTTAAATCTCAAGATTGATGTTGGTCCTGCTAACATATGGAACGAGGGCGCATCCATCCAGAGCCTTGACGCACTATTGCAGTCGGAACAGATAACCTTTATTGAATATCTGAAACGCTTACCTGATGGTGTCATCCCGGACAAGCAAGGGTTACTTGAAGCCAGAGAGGGCGAAAAAGCACAAAGGGAGGCACAGGACAAGCAATTCATGTATGACCTGATGGCAAGGGAAATGGAACGGATTGAACCTATGCTACCACCGGAAGCACAGAACGAATTGAGGATGCTGCAAAGGAATGACCCCGAACAATACGAAGCACAAGTCCGCCAGTTAATCCAACAGGCAAGGGCGCAAGCCCCTTCAAGGCCATACGGAAATATAGGGGGTGAGTAAGGTGAAGTGCGATAAGTGTGGCGGTAAAATGATGATTGCCGAGAGCAAATTTGTTACAGAAGTTGATTCAACTGACGTTTACAATGAATTGAAAATGGTTTGCATTAACCCCAAATGCTCTGAATTCGGCGGCCCTGACCTAAACAAATCCACAAGGTTCAAGACCGTAAGGAGGAAAGCAAATTGAAAGTCTTAATGTGTATACCATACACCGGATACATACCACCACAGGCGGCGTATTCATTGCCGCCTATGGCTTGTTATGCCCGGAGTAAGGGTATAGAGATTGATATGTTGCCGGTTGGGTTATGCCTTATTTACACCGCAAGAGAGAGGGCGGCAGACACGCTAATTCAAGGCGGTTACGATGCGTTATTGTTTATCGATTCAGATATGGTTGTACCTGCAAATATGCTGGTTAAGCTAATTGAACATGACAAGGACATCGTTTCCGCATTGGCTTTTAAACGGTTTCCACCTTATGAGCCGTGTATATTCAAAAAATGCGACCGTGAGGGGACGGAGTTCTGGCTTGATTATCCTAAAGGATTGATCGAGATTCAAGGCGTGGGGATGGCGTGTACCTTGATTAAACGAAAGGTATTTGAATCCGTACCCAAGCCGTGGTTTTTCCCTGAACCAAAGATCGGGGAGGACTTGGCCTTTTGTATTCGGGCGAAAGAACAAGGATTTAAGATATTTTGTGATACCGAACTGATATGTGGGCATTGCACAACAGATGTTATAACCGAAGCCCATTATTTGAAGTGGAGGAAGCAGAAATGAACCTATCTGTAATAGTGCCGTTCTGTCCTGACGGTGGAAGGCGTGACCAAAATTATTATTGGGTAACGAGAAGGTTAAGG